CCGTTGCCTTGACTATAGTCATAGGTATCGTGTTGCCATTCGGTGATCATGGGATTGATCATGGTATACTGTGCATAACTTTTTTGTGACATACCGTATATGGTGATATCACGAAAAAATGGTTCTACTCCGCTGGCTACACCGGTTAACAAGGAACTGGCCAAACTGTTAATGGTTGGATTGGTATAGCCTTGGCCACTGAGACCCCAGTGTTGAACTGGTCGACTGGGTGCATAGGTATCGTTAGAACCGTAGCTGAATCCACTCAGCAGTCCTTCAACCTGTCCCAAGGCTCCACTTTGACTGGGTGTGTTGCCATAGGTATAGGTTGGGTCACTGTAGTAGTATTGATAGTATTGATACCACATGTTGCGTATAAGATCGCTGTGGTCATCGTTGAATACAATCTGTGCAGGGTTGTAGTTGATCTTGGTCTGCACCAGGCGTTTACGATTGTATTGGTTCATGGTGCCCACATCAACTGTGTAACCGGGCAACTGTGCTGTCTTGACCATGAGGCCAATCACGTTGCTCTTGCCGCCTGAAACAAAATTTGCCACCGCTGGTATGTTGGTGTTTAAATTGAAATAAACGTAGAATAAAAACTTGTTGCGAGGAACAAGATCATAACTGCCACCGCCTTGTGGATAAATGTTGCTACCGCCGCCAGAACCAAAAGTTTTAGCAGCATGATCATAATCCCTTACCCCTTGTCCGGGCGGAAATGGTTGAAGATATTCATTGGCCATTCAGGCTATCAGCCTGTGGCTGCTCCATTGTCCCGTTGACCTGGCACTGGAGAAGGTGTTCCAACGCCATTGGTTTGAATAGCATTATCATAACGAATAGTCATACTTACTGTCATGGCTGCACTGTCGCCGTAGTTGGCATCATTGTAGTTGACCGCTTGCAGGTAGCAACCTTGGATGCTCCAGGTTTCTAATGCAACAGGAGTGCTGGCACCATTACCACCATCCAACACTTCAAACACCGTGCTAAACTTGTAGTCAATGCCTGAAGCAGCACTACTTTGTTCCATAAAGTCTAGTTGTTTCTGTAGTTGTTCACCAACCAAACGTGTTACATTGCCGCCGGCATCATCACGCACTTCGCACGTGATGTCTTGCCACTGATGTTTACCAGCCAACCGTATGGTGCTGTTGTAGATAGGAAGATCGATGTTTTCAAAAGTTACGTTAGGACGAGTAAAACTGATAACCTGCTTGGTCAATTCTGTTGTGGTTTTATCAATACCCAGTCCTAAAAAACTGACGCGAAAGCGATACTTCAGCTTTGGCATCAACAGACCTTGGACTGACGAACTTTGCTGACTGTCCAACGGTACGGTTAAACTTGTTAATGTGTTTTGCATTGTTGCCGATGCCATTTGTTTATTCTCCTAATATGCTTTTATTTATGGTATTTGCGCCAGACAAAATTTTGATAGTTTTGTCTGGCAATCAATTACGCAGATGCTTGCGCTTGAATAGTTCCTGTGTTTTGTATCCGCATTGGTATGTAGATAAACTCCACTGCTTTAACTGGTTCAATCGCAATATCCACATACAGTTCGTTGGCATCGATTGTAGCTGGAGTATTGTTGGTTGTATCGCAAACGACCAAGTAATCATAGAGACCGCGCTTGTTGACCAAATCAACCATGAGTGCTGTGATTTGTGCTTGGATTGCACTGCGAGTAATGGTGTCGTTAGGTTCAAACAGGTATTGATTACCGATAATTTCCAAACGTCCACGTATAAACGCTACCAAACGTGCCACGTTGATACGATCCAATGCAGTAGCAGTGCCTTGCAAAGTATGATTACCAAAGTTCACAATACCTGTGCCAGGTATGAATGTGATTGGGTTGACATCGTTGCTATAAAGCACGTCACGTAAGCCTTGATTAACACCCAAGGGTTGGAATTCACCAGTTTGAGCTATCAAGTAACCAATTTGTAAAGCATTGTCTACCACACCGCGGCGTAGACCAGCAGGGGCAAACCATGGATAAGCTACACTGTCACTGCGAATAATTGTACGCAACATCATGTGACTTGGTGCTGTGGTTACTATGTTGCCTGTTAGATCCGTTGTGGTGCAACTTGGATAGAAAGCGGCAGAATATGGATCACCTGCGGACAAGTTGCCGTCACCAAATGTCAGGCCTAGACCGTTGTCGTTGGTTGCCCAGGTCACCACTTCATCTGGTGTCAAACGCAACGGTGTATCAACCACAACAAAAGCTGTGTTGCTACGATCGTCATTGAGCACTCGCATGTCTGGAGCCAACTCTGGATACTGTGGGCAAGCAATCAGATTGAACTGTGCTTGATTTTCACGTATCTGTGTGCTGGTGTCAATGCCGGCTTTCAAGGCCTTGACAATGAGATAACGCTGTGCATGACGGCCCATGTTGGGACTGCCATCCTCGCGATTGGCACTTGCTGTAACCCATGCATTGGTTTGCGCTGGCAAGGTATCTGGATAAGGATAACTTGTGGCATTGAAATAGTTGACCTGGAACGACTTGACGTTGAATCCGCTTCTACGTGTGTTCCATAGCAACATGCCTTGTGGATACAACAATGGGTTTGGTGCATCAAGATCTAAGTAATCGCTACGGATCAACGGTGTTGAACCTGTGGCAATTGGTGGAATTGGATCAGTGATTGGGTTGGTAGTTGCGTTAGGAGCCCAACGTGCATCAGCAAACAGGATACCATTGATTGTGGTTTGGTCTGAGTTGACAATCTGCACCCATTGATCTTGTCCGCTGACATTTTCCCAACGACTAATGATAGGATAGTTTTCCAAATCACTGGTGTTGATCCAAAGATCGCCATAGGCCAATGGACTCTGACTTGAATCAGTCTGAGTGGTTGGTGCTGTGGCACTGAATATAGGACCAGCAGCATTGGTCAGACTCAAGTCGTAACCACGAACATCGTTGGTGCAGTTTTGATAACCAACCCAAGCACCTTGGTTTTGAATCATGATGTCGGCTGTGGTTGCGTCACTGTAATACCAGTAGGTTCCGTCAACTGGATCAATTTCAGGAGGACTACCTGCAGCAATATAGGTGAATGTAGGTGTTCCAACCCAGTTGCTTAGAATCAAACCAGCTTGGGCACCATTGACATAGTTGTGTCGAATACCAGCTACTGATGTGGTAAATCCAGCAACGGTCAATGGTGTATGTGTGCCATCTACCAGATAGATATCACCGCCGGTGGCATGTGTAAACACAATCGCACCCGCACTGTTGACTGTGGCTGTGACATTTTGAATTCCAGCAGAACTGACAGCTGCGGTAAAGTCTGCACTGGTTGTGCCTTTGACATAAATCACCACTGGATCAGCCACTGCGGCTGTTTCAGGTTCTGTAGCAGTTATGCTAAAACTTGGATACTGAGTAACTGCACCACCACTTACATATGAAGCAGTTACAGTGCTGGCATACGACACTGATGTTGTTGTGCAGGCTGTTACTGTAAAACGTCCGTCGTAAGCGGCACCACTTCCGTCCAAATCAGTTACATAAATGGTTGAGCCAACTGCAAAAGGTGCAGACGTTTGTGTGGCAAAGGTCAAGGTAGCTGTGGTTCCGTTACCACTGGCTCCAGTCACTGTGAGATCAGTTACACTGAAAGTTGGGTTGGTTGTTGTGCCAGCAATGGCCGTGGCACCGGCTGCCGCACGCTCAAGAACCAGGAGACCCGAAGTTGCATTGTCCAATGGATTGATTTGTGCATAGGTAGTGCCAGCTGGAATAGCTTGACCGCCCGAAGTTGGATCTAATGCATACAAGGCATCAGCATCAGTGTTGTAAACAGGACAACTTTGCAACACATATGAACCCAAGGTGCTGTTGTAGCTCTTGACTTCAATCAGCATGCCCAAATTGGCCACGTTGGTCTGTTGGAATACAGAACCAGTAGGTGCTGGTGTAACATCGCTTGAACGCCATCTTGGTGCGGAATAGTTAGGACCATAATTGTATTGTGGAGCATAGTATTCACCAGCAGTGATACCCAATGTGGTCAAAGGAGTGCCGCTGTAGTTGTTGATGTAAATGATACCGCCGTTGACATTGCCAGGAGTGTTGGAAATTGTTCCGCCACTTGAATATGATGCAGATGCGGTGCTGGCATATGATACCGATGTTGTTGTGCAGGCTGTTACAGTGTAGGTTCCGTTGTAGGCAGTTGGATCTATACCGGCAACTACAATTTGGTCACCGACTGCATAAGGTGCTGTGGCCTGTGCAGCAAAGGTCAAAGTAGCTGTGGTTCCAGTTCCGCTTGCGCCAGTTACTGAAACAGCATCACCAGTGGCCAAGGAATCTGCATACAAATTCAACTTTCCACCAATGTTGGCAGCATAAACACCATACTGATTCAGTGCAGAATTGATCTGACCTGCCAAGTATGTTACTGTGTTGTTGGGGCTACCAGCTATGGTTATGTTGTGTCCGTTGATTTCAATAATACCGCCGGGTGTCAAAGTCTGTGGTGCCAGTGTGCCTTGCACTGCGGGCCAAGCGGTTTTCCATTCGTCGCTACCAACTTGAACCCAGGTGTTGTATAACTGTCCAGATGTGAGTCCATCTTGTAACCAGTTCGGAGCCTGAGTTACTGTGGGTCCACCACGTTTGTAATAGGTTGGGTTGTAGACATTTGTGGCCACAACTGCATAGTCACCGATGCTGCCATAACTGGTCATGGGCACGGTGCTGTCTGTTTCAAGATAAGCTGTGTTGGTAATTACACTGGCAGTTTCTTTGGTAAAGGATGATGTGGAGATATTCCACTCGTTGATTCCCCAGAGACTGTTGGTGGTGTCTAACCAGTAGGTTCCATTGGCGGGTGCGCCAACTGGACGATTTAAGGTAGCTGTAAGGGCAGCTAGGTCAATATCAGCACGTTGCACATAGGCAATGTTGGTAACACCCAATGCGGAGTAAGCGGCCAATAAACCATATTCATTCAGTTCATATCCGTTGATTGGAGTGCCTGCTGTGGTATTGTAGAAGAATGGCGTGCCAAATGTGCTTAACAAATCACGTTGGCTGGTCATCAAGTATAACTTGTTAGCGTTGACAGCTAAAGTTCCTGGAGCAATTCCAGTTCCTGCGCCAGAAATCTTGTTCTGAGCTGTAACCAATAAAATATATGGTACCGAGCTAGCGGCAGCGGGCGTGTAATTACTTTGGTCAATTACACTGACTTGTACACCTGGGGATAGTAAGGCCATAACTAATTCCTTTTTATTAATACAGATATTTATTGAAAAAGTCAAAAAGAATGGTCTATTAGACCCCTTTGGCAAAGGTTTTGATTAAATAGCTGTATGAATCGTCCACAATGTCCTTCCTGTAAACAAAGGTTATGTGCAGTAAACTATATAGCCGAAGGTGTGCGACACTATCGCAGTCGTTGTGAATACTGTATCAAAAGGGGACGTCGTATAAAACCTCCAGACCCACGTTGGAGTTTATCGGGCTACAAGAAAAAGACTCTGTGTGATCGTTGTGGATTCAGATCCAAGTATTCAGCACAACTACTGGTGTATCACATGGATGGTAATCTCAACAACAGCAATTTGAGAAATTTAAAAACTGTTTGTCAAAACTGTGCTGTTGAAATTAAAAAACTGGATCAGCCTTGGCGGCCTGGAGATCTTGAACCAGATTTTTAACCTGTTGATATAGATTATCTAACCCGTCAGCGTTGTTATCAATTACAGCGTCAAAATTGGTGCCGACCCAGGCAGTTTCAGATGGGTGTATGTTGAAATCTTTGAGTTGTTGCTGTGCCATTATGTCGCCTTTATTGGCACGTTTTGCTATGCTATACCACACGGGTTCGTCACCACGCACCACACGAATAACTACACCGCCGGCATCTCTAACTGCTTTAATTTCGTTAGGAAAACGACAGTCCGAAATCACAATATCATCGGTAGTTTTGCGCAGTTTGTTTTCTAAACTGGCAATCCAGATGTCATCGTGCCAACTCCTACGAGCCACTTCAGTGCCCCATTTTTGTAGGACCAAGCGTGGGGTCAAGTCGGGCATGTTTAAACGAGCGGCCCACCAGGCATCCACTTGTTCGCGCCAGGCCCTGGATTCTCTGGTGCGCCCTTCAAGCAGTTCGCGATCCCATCCAAATACTGCTGCTACTGCATCTTTTAGAGTGGCGGCAAAACTTTCTCTACGAAATTCATGTATATTTTGCAAGTAATCAGCAATGGTGTCTTTGCCCGATCCAATCAGGCCACAAATACCAATAATCATCTAATTTCCTTTACATTCAAGTGTTTGAGTGTGGCCTGTAGCATGTCAATCTGTCGACGACAGTCTTCTAAGGCATGGTGACTGGTAGGCGGTTTGGGCAAGTCGGGCCATAGGCTGTAGATAGTTCTGGCATCGCGCACATTGTAGAACTGCCAGGGCAAGGCCTTGCCATAGCTTTTGTAGGCATGCTCAAGAATGTTCATGTCGTAGGTGGGACCATTGGCCCAGATAAACTTGTGTTGCCAGGCCAACTTGTATAGGCTGTCTAGGGCTACATCCAAATCCACACGACCTTCTTCCATAAAGGCCTCAGCCTGTGCTTCTGGCTGAGTGGCCCACCAGTCTATGGTGTCCTGTTGTATGTTTCGGTCAGGCTGGCTTTCTAAAGTAATGCGGGCATAGTATTGACGATTGTAATAGCCTGTGCCAAATGGATCAAAACTTTGAGCCGCAATGGTCAAAATGGTGGCATCGGGGCCGGTGCCTAGTCCTTCTATGTCAATCATCAATGAGCTCATGCCACGATTGTAGCAGAGAATTTGGAAAAAGTCTACTGGGTGTTAGCCGATTACAAACGACAATGGTTGTGAACCATCTACATAGCGTTTGAGATCGTCGATCAGAGCATCCATTTGAGTCTGAGCTTCGGCTTTCATGGCAGTTCCGTTTAGACTGCCGCCGCCCTGTGGTCCGGCTATTGTGGCAAATTTCTCACGAGCTTCACCTATGATCATCTTGCAGTTGGCCACCATGTAGTCGCGAATCCACTGTTGTATTTGGAAATCACTCAGAAGGTTGAATTCTGGTTTTAGATTGTAAGTCCACATCAGGACACTTTCTCCAGTGCCTTTGGGATCACGTATCAACTGTAGTTTTTTGGTCACAGGATTAAAAGTATAGTTCATGTAGGCACCAAACATGCGCCCGGCCATTTTTACATAGTCGCTGTAGAATTCATATGTGGCTAGGCCGCCGGCCACGTTGAAGTTCATGAGATACACATTCAGCGAGGCCTGGCTGAATGGATCAAAGTTTGAAGCAAATGGGCCGGTTGAGTCGCCAAAGGTTCTACGATAAATTTGCCGCACGGTGATTACTTCCTGTGGCAAGGTATAGATGTTGACATTGGTCACCAGTTCCAAGAAAGTATAGCTTTCTTCGTAGGCATTCTGTGCCCGTTGGCGATAGACACCAATGGTCTTTTGATAAGCCGCTTCAAAGTGTGAAGGATCCAGTTCAATATCAACAATCTGATCACCCAGTTGCAAGCGAACATAATCAAAGATATTTTGTTTGAGCGTGTCTAGTGTGGATTCGTTTTCTATTGCCATTGGGGACTCCTGGTAACTTTTATTTAGTTACCTTTGATCCTTTGCGCAACGGGTGTATTTTTTCCATGGTGTGTGACTGTGGGCAAAACTTACACTGTGCAATGGGCTGATCCAGCTTGGCAAAAAATTCTTCGTGGTATTCAGCAAAGTTGTCCACGGTCAAGGGCTGATAAGCGTGCAACAGGGCGCGGTCTTGATCGCTGATGTCTAAACACATTTGATCATCAAACTCGGGCATGAGCGCACTGGGACCGCACTTGTAAAACTTGCCGCGAATAAAATGATAACTTTTCCACCGGGCAAAAGGGCAGTTTGCATGTGCTTCCACTGGATCGCTGTTGTGTAGAGTATAGGAGCCGTTGCTGTTGGGAATTACAGATGCTCCAACAAAATGATCCACGGTATAAACATTGATCATCATGCCGTTGGAATCAATAAATTGCCAGTCGGCGTTCCAGGGATTCTTGTCCTTGCTGACTTCGGTCACAGTGCCCTGTAGGAATTGATATATGTCCGAACGAATTTGTTCAAAATCTTCTGGAGTATGCAGGCTGACACCTATGTGATTCAGGGCACCAGCATTTTTTGATCCACGATACTGTATCATGGCGTCGTAGACACCGCGAGTCTGTAGGAATCGAGTTCCGTTGGTCAGAACCTGCACTTCTATTCCAAACAGTTGATTGAGCCCAGTGACCCAGTCTTTGAGAGTTGGATTCAAGAACGGTTCGCCACCCATGATTGTGATGGCTCTAAGACTGACCAACCGGCTCCACTGCTCGTAGATAGGAGCATACTCGTGCCAATCCTGCCAGCCTTTGAAATCAAAATTATTAAATCGATTACAGCGTTGGCAGGTTAGGTTACAAACATTGGTTATGTAGAAATCTACTTTGGTAGGTATCGGATACATCCAATTACTTAGTTACCAGGCCCACAGTATGATCAGATTGTCGTTGCCACGACCATTCCATTTGGTTTCTGTGCTCTTGATAGCACCAAAGGCCTTGCGTGCCGCTGGTTTGCCACCACCGGTAACTTCTTTAAGTTGCTCGGCAGGTTTACGCAGAGTTTTTTGCACAGTCTGCAGGGCGTCAAATCCAACCACAGCCGATCCTTTGACTGTGAAGGTGCCTATGTGACTGTCAGCCATGACATGAATCAACTTGCGTTTAGCTGTGTCATAGAGCCAGGCTTCAGAAGCACCTACCAGCTTGACCACCGGTTCACTCTTGAGCTTGAGTTCTGGAAATTCGCGCATGAACTTGAAACTACGGGTAAGTCGTTCTGGACTTACTGCTTTCTTGGCCCGGGGCTTGCGCTCTACTTTTTTCAGTTGCACATAGCTGTTGCAGTCGTTGATTACGGTTTCACAAAACTTAACACAGTTCTTTAGTTGTAGTTTTGAGAGATGACTATAGCCTTCTACTAGATCGCCGTCCTTGCCTTCTAGAACTTCGTTAAATTCAGCCAGGCGTAGTTCCCAAACACAAGTCACAGTTGAAATCATGTTGGGACTGATGTTCATGCCACGCATGAGTGCAATGGGTTTGAAGTCGGCTGACATTTTAGCACCGGCTACTACAAAATCATCAAACATGCCTTCCAGTTCACCACAGCACTCAGATACTTTTTCACGCAGGTGATCTTGAATTGTCAACTTGGCCACGGCGGCATCGGCATCTACTTCCTCTTGTGCCTTTTTGACTTCCTGTTTGGCCTTGAGCATGGCACTGATTTGCTCATCCACAATGC